AAGGTATTGAGAATTTCTCAATGATCCATGACAGCTTCGGGACAACCGCAGGTGATGTAGAGAAATTGTTTTACATTATTCGGGAATCCTTTGTGGAGATCTATGACACCATAGATGTCCTTGGCACATTCCGTGAAGAGATTCAGTTACAGCTCTCGGAGAAGCAACGAGGCTCCATGCCTGACATCCCAGAGCACGGCACCTTGGAGGTCTCTAAGGTAGTTGATTCACGCTATTGCTTTGCCTAAACACTTCCAGATCTGGAACATTTTAAAAAGTTGCACAATTGGATAAATCCACATGAGAGGCAACACAATGTTCCTGATCCGACTCCCTGATGGCACTTTCCGCATTGCCAAAACTGTGGCTGAACGCAACCGAATTATTCTTGAGATGCGTGAAGCCTACGATGGTTATTTGAAATAAGGACACCATGAAAAAATCTAAAACCCCACGGTACGTGACACCCGCTGGTATTGCCCAGTACCCGTACCTCACCAAGCCTGACACAAAGTTTAATCCTGACGGTGAATACAAGTTGTCTCTTCAAGTTCCCACTGAAGAGTCCACAAGTCTCATCGCCTTTTTGGATGAACAGTTGGCTGAGTCAATTGCGAAAGCAAAGAAAGAGAACCCTGGTAAGAAGATCAAAGAGGGTACTGCTGGTTATGAAGTTGATGAAGAAACGGGTAACACCACATTCCGATTCAAACTGAAAGCCAAGGTCACCATGAAGAGTGGTGATAGCTTTGAGCAGCGTCCCGCATTGTTCGACTCAAAGGGTAAACCCCTAGACTCCCCTGTGAACATCGCAGGTGGCTCTAAAGTCAAAGTCTCATACGAAATCCTCCCTTACTACACGGCTATTGCAGGTGCTGGTTTGTCCCTTCGGGTACGAGCCGTACAGGTTATTGACTTGGTGGAGTTCTCAGGTGGCGGAGCTGGAGCTTTCGGCTTCGGTGAAGAAGAAGGATACGTAGCTAACGAAAAAGTAAACAATGACTTCAGCGAAGAAACCAGTGAAGAGGACGAAACTGCGGATTTCTAAGTCTCGATCAGCAACAGAGGTGGGACTTGTTTACGGGTTCCGCTCTGGGCTGGAAGAGAAGTTAGCTCAGGAGTTACAGGGTAAGGGCATCAAGTTTACTTTCGAGGAACTTGTGATCCCTTACATCAAGCCTGAGCGAACTGCGAAGTACACACCAGACTTCGTATTAGAGAACGGCATTATCATTGAATCGAAAGGTAGGTTTCTTACCGCCGATAGACAGAAGCACCTGCTTGTTAAAAAGCAGCATCCAAACCTGGATATTCGATTCGTATTTTCTAACAGCAAAGGGAAGATTGCTAAGAGAAGTAACACCACATACGCCGACTGGTGTGTGAAGTATGGCTTTATCTATGCCGACAAAGAAATACCCGATGCGTGGCTCATGGAGCCTCCAAAATGAATTATAAAAAGCGATATAAAACTGAGTTTATTGCGGTGCACTGTTCAGCCACCTCAGAAAAAATGAACATTGGTAAAGAAGATATTGACCGATGGCATCGAGCCAAAGGTTGGTTTGGTATTGGCTATCACTACGTTATTCGCCGTGATGGAACCGTGGAAGAAGGTCGCCCCCATGATGTGGCGGGTGCCCATGTACAAGGTTACAATAGTCAATCCGTAGGTATCTGCATGGTTGGGGGTGTTAACTCCTCCGACACTAAAGCTGCCAACAACTTTACCCCTGAACAATTTGATTCCCTTAAGGAGGTCTTGAAGACACTCAAGGGCTTTTACCCTGAAGCTAAAATACAAGGTCATCGGGACTTCCCTGATGTTCATAAGGATTGCCCGAGCTTTGATGTAGCCGCATGGCTCAAAGCTGAGGGGATCGACAACAACTAATGTGAGAAACAATGGAACAGGACGAAAGCAATTTCTTAAGACACATACCTTGTGACAACTGCGGTTCGTCAGATGCCAACTCTTTGTATTCTGATGGGCACCAGTTCTGTTTCAGTTGCCAAGCTCATGTTAAGGGGGATGGCACTACACCAGCCCCTAGCCCAAAGAAACGTGCAGGTGATCTCATCACTGGTGAGTTCATGGATTTATCTAAACGAAAAATTCGGGAAGATACCTGCCGTAAATTTGGATACCAAGTCGGTGAACTAGCAGGAAAGAAAGTACAGATTGCCCCCTACTACGACAAGTCGGGGACGATGGTTGCCCAGAAGATACGTGGCTCTGACAAGAGCTTCAAAGTGCTGGGCAACATTACCAAGGCTCTCCCCTTTGGTGCTCCTCTATGGGGCAAGGGGAAGAAGCTGGTAGTTACTGAGGGTGAGATTGACGCGATGAGCGTGAGTCAAGCTCAAGGTAACAAGTGGGCTGTGGTCTCCGTCCCTAACGGTGCCCAAGGTGCGAAGAAGCACATGGGGTTGAACTTCGATTACTACGATATATTCGATGAGATAATCTTGATGTTCGACATGGATGAACCTGGTCAAGCGGCGGCAAGCGAGTGCGCCGAGTTGTTCAGCCCAGGCAAGGTGAAGATTGCATCACTACCGATGAAGGACGCTAACGAGTGTCTGGTCAATGGTAAGGCAGATGAAATCATTCAGGCTATCTGGAACGCCAAGGCGTACCGTCCTGATGGCATCTTGTCTGGGGCTGACTTGTGGGAGGAAGTCTCCAAGACTGAGACTATCCAAGCGATACCCTACCCTTGGGATGAACTTAACGAGGTAACTCGTGGTTCACGCAGAGGTGAGTTGGTTACGCTTACCGCAGGTTCTGGCATAGGCAAGTCAGCAGTTGTGCGAGAGATCGCCCACCACCTCCTATCGAAAGGAGAGACTGTTGGCATGATCATGCTTGAAGAGAACCCTCGGCGCACCGCTTTGGGGTTGATGGGAATCCATCTCAACAAACCACTTCACTTGAATAAGGAGGGAGTCAGTGAAGCTGATCTCCGCGCTAGTTACGATGCTACTGTTGGGAATGGTCGTTGTTTCCTTTACGATCATTGGGGCAGTAGCGGTATTGACAACCTACTTGCCCGTATCCGATTTCTGGCTCGTTCTTGTAATTGTTCTTGGATTGTTCTGGATCATCTTTCTATTGTTGTTTCAGGCTTGGGGGACGGTGATGAACGCCGTCTCATAGACAATGCAATGACTTCTCTACGCACCCTTGTTGAAGAGACAGGTGTGGGGATGTTCCTCGTGTCACACCTACGTAGACCTGAAGGTGACCGAGGGCACGAACAAGGGGCACGTACTGCCCTCAACCAACTCCGTGGATCTCATGCCATTGCCCAACTCTCCGACATGGTGATTGGTTTGGAACGGGATCAACAGGGTGAGAACCCCAACGTCACAACCCTGAGAGTTCTAAAGAACCGCTTCAGTGGAGAGACTGGGGAAGCAGGTCGGTTATCATATGACCGAGAGACGGGTCGCCTCGCTCCCTTCGTAGAGGGGTTTGGGGCGGTTAACATTGATGAGTTCTAACTTAGTAAGGAAGATATGATTTCTCAAAACCAAATCCTTTTGCGTCACTTTAAGAAAACCAAAAGTATTTCTCAACGTGAAGCCCTGCTGGATTACTCGATCCAGTGCCTGTCGAAGCGTATCCAAGAGCTACGTGATGCTGGCTACAACATTGAGACTCAACACAAAAGACACCCGACAACTGGGCAGCGATACGCTCGTTACGTGTTGAAGAAATAACCCTCTACCTTAGGAGGCGTTATAGTTGCAAGAGGGTACGCCATTACCCTGTTGTCCTATGACTGACAGATCGGAAAGACGGTCACCCCCCCCCCTTATTTTTTGCTAGTCGAAGGAGACAGCGTGGCACTTATATTTGACTTAGAGACGGATGGTTTGCTCGATACCGTTTCCAAAATTCACTGCTTAGTAATTAAAGATACAGATACTGATGAAGTATTTACGTACCGCAGTGGTTTCCCCTATGAGCTAGAAGAAGGCATAGATCACCTCCTATCTGGATCTTTGGTGGTTGGACATAACGTAATCAAGTACGACATCCCAGTCATTGAAAAGCTCTACAAGGTCTCCTTCGATCAAGCAAAGGTCTTCGATACACTGGTAGCTACCCGAGTTATCTGGGCAGCAATCCGTGAGACAGACTCCGTAAGAATCCAAAAGGGAATACTCCCTGGTAAACTCTTTGGCTCCCACTCGCTAGCGGCTTGGGGGTACCGAATGAAGAACTACAAGGGTGACTATGATGGTGGATGGGAAACCTTCACCCAAGAGATGCTGGACTACTGTGTGCAAGACGTACAGGTAACAGCAGATCTTTATTCACGGATACTAAAAAAGAACTACTCATCCCAGTGCTTAGAGCTGGAGCATAAGTTGGCATGGCTTATGGCAAAGCAGGAACGTAATGGGTTCCACTTTGATACCGTGAGTGCCGCTAAGTTATACGCCAAGCTCGTGAGCCGTAGGTCTGAGATAGAAGCTGATCTGATAGCTACTTTTGGGGAATGGCAGGTACGACTACCTGACTTCATCCCAGCCCGTGATAATAAAACTAAAGGTTACATCAAGGGGGTACCAGTCCCCCGATACAAGACAGTAATGTTCAACCCCTCCAGTAGGGATCACATCGCTGACAGGCTTCAGAAGTTGTATGGTTGGAAACCCGAAGAACTCACCGAGGGTGGTAAGCCAAAGATTGATGAAGTTGTCCTAAGTAAACTCTCATACGAACCATGTGCTGCCCTGTCAGAATACCTGATGGTTCAGAAGCGTATCTCCCAGTTAGCTGAGGGGGATCAAGCGTGGATGAAG